TTCATTCTCTTGCCATTATAATCACAACCATTTTCCTCAACGAATTTATATTTAACGACATCAATTCCATTTGCCACCATATCCTCATAATACAGGGCAATTAAATCATCACGAGATAGATTACCTATTTCTTTTTTAGAAGAGCCGTAACTATAATGATTGCCATAACCTTTACAATCAAAGTTGGCGTAAATAGATTTGCTTCTATCACTTGTATGAGTATCCATATCTTCTTTAGTATCGGTAAACCAAAAGCACGATTCTTGATTAGTCAATTCATATTTTTTAAGGACAGCTAATTCTTCCTTTGGATATAAATTGCCTATCTTATTCTTGACGACTTCTTTTATTTGTGGAATACAGGCAAGAAACTCCTGTATCTTTTTATTTTTTGCATCAAGCCATTTGCTAGGTGTCTTGGCAATTACTTCTTGAGCATACGAATATAATATAGGTCTGCTCATAGTTTGATTTAGCATTGTTTTACTCATTGCTAATACTCCTTTGTTAAATTTAAATTTATACTATCTATTAAGTATGATACATACTACCATAAATATTCTTTTATGTCAAGCACTTACACCAATAAATTAATATGGCTATGATGTAATTACGGTCATAGGTTAGCACAGAATCGGCACAAAGCTAACACATAAAAACATCTTGACATAATAAGAGAAATGTTATATAATGAACATATAATTAATCACAAAAGGAGATAAAAAAATGGGAACATTTAATAAAATGATATTTAATGAACTCCTATATAAGTATAAAAAATCTGGTCAAATTATAATTGAAGACGGAAAACTTATTGTTCTTGAAAAAAATAAAGATAAAGCAGATGAAATTATATGGGAATTAGCCACATATAGTCCTCAATTTGCATTACAAATGTTTAAATCATGATTACTAATATTATTTTAATTTTAATACTAATAGTTTTGTTAGTTATTGCTGTAATGGTATGGGGAATTGGCGAAGGATTAGCTGAGCATATTCAACGAAAGGATAAAAAATGAGTTATGAAAATTTAGAAAAAAATTGGGATTGGTATGATAAGAATACTAATAACGAACCCGATATTCACATTAGAATTGATGTAACGAAAACATACTCTTGTGAAATAACCATTGATGGAGATTGTCAAAGACAAGGAATAGAGCCAGAAAGATTTAGATGTGAGCTAGAACCTATACTTACATTTTTAAAACACAAACTAAGAAATGTTGATTGGAGACATATACAACAGTCAAGAGCAAGAAAATGGAAGTATAAGAGATTAGAAAACGAAGAAGTATTTGATTTATTAAATGATGGAAGGAGAATAAATGTCTGATACAGATTATGATGCATATGCTGAAAGAAAAAGAGAAGATGTTCTTGAAGAATTATGGAAAGTTCTTCCCAATCATTATGATGGAGATTCCCATCAAGCTATCGTGGATAATTTTTGCAAAGTAGTAGACGAGAGTTATCCAGAATACCATATCTATATTAATAGTCAGGATATAGATGAATTGGTAAGAGAATATACTGACTCATTAAGGTAGGTAAAAATGTCATTAACAGTAGATACTAGAAGTGTGAAAAATTATACGGAACTTTGCTATGAACCAAAAAACAACAATGGTAAATATTTATATAAAGAAAAAACATCTTACCTTGCATTTGCTTCACCAGCTATAGGAATAGGTGATATTACACAAAAAAATTATCGTGAAGTTTATCTTCGCCATAAATTTTTATGTCATCTAAATGAATATAAATTAGATTGTCCTGTCACATTACAAGATGTAAAAAATCACATAGGACTTAAAACCAATGTAGCATTTGAATCAAAACGAGCTTGGAAAAATAGAATTGTCAATGATTATTTAAAAACATTGTCATATAATATAATGAAAGAAGAAACAAATGATTATTAAATACATAGATGAAATAGAATTTTATAATGGTATTCAAGTATTAGTTATGAAAGGAATAACTTTTGAAGCTGATTATGATAAACTTAAAATAAAATTACTAGGAGGATTTTAGTGTGAAACATATATGTGCAACATTTTTAGTTTTATGTAATACAACAATAGCTGATTTAGATTCTGAAAAAATAAAATTTATTGATGAAGTTAAATCATGTGCATTACATTATAATTCTCTCATTAACATACAAGAACGACTGCCAATTTATTTAGTTATAGCTCAAGGAGCTTTTGAATCAGATTGGGGAAGAAGCCGATTTGCTGTTGAAGGAAATAATTTATTTGGAGTTAGAGCAGTTAGTGAATCAGAACCACATTTACACGCACAAGAAAATGAAAAAGTTATGGTAAAAACATATTTAACAAAATGCGATAGTGTGCAAGACTATATGGAATTACTAATGACAGGAAAACATTACAAAAGATTTCAAGAGGAAATAATTAATCAATGGCTTTTAGATGAAATTGATATTGATAAATTAATTGATACATTGGATAATTATGCAGAAAATCCAAATTACAAAACTAAACTAAAAGAAACTGTCAATTACTTGACACACTACATTAAATAATATATAATGGTTGTTATGGAAAATAAAATAAATGAAATACCAGATTATTATAATAAATCAAAGCCTGTAGCTGATAAAAAAGAAAAATTATCAGGTAGGCATTGTAATGTTTGTGGTAAAAAAACAATGATGACACGCTTTCAACGATTCTGTCAAAGCTGTCGTGTTTATGTTGCGAAAAGATATGGTGATATATAACCCTCGGGGACGGGAGTCCCATATAACATAGATTTGCAATTATGTCAAGGAGAAAATAATGAAAAAATTTTATATTTATAATACTGAAGGGCTACTTGTTGAGATAATAGATTCAGTTGATAAGGCATTTGAATTTTTAGACAACGAGGGTAGCTATAAGGTAGAAGAAAATAAAAGAAAGGTAGAAGAAAATTATGAAATATTCAATATATCAAAATTATTTAGATAGAGATGGTAGACCTGTTAATATAAAAGAGTTTGGTGTTAGAGAACATAATAGAACATACACAGGTGTAAGGTGGCTAACAATTCAAAATTGGGTAGATGAGTTTGATACTTTAGAAGAAGCATTAAAAAAATATCCAACAGCAAAGATATATCGTAATGAAATTAGCTGAAGCCAAACAAATAATTGTATCTCTGGGCAGGGCAGGTAAAATGCCTTGTCCTACATATAACACACCTGCAAAATTATGCAAGACAGGGAGTAGACTTAGAAAAATAAAAGGCTCTACCTGTAGTGGTTGCTATGCTATGAAAGGAAATTATTTATTTCCTAATGTCGCACAAGGATTACAAAAAAGGTTTGATGCTTTTAAACATAAACGATTTATTGAGGCTATGTCCTTTATGATTAACAGGTATTCAAAAAAGTCTGGACACTTTAGGTGGTTTGATAGTGGCGATTTAGATAGTGTTAATATGCTAAAGAAAATAGTTATGATATGCCAAGCTACACCTACGATTAAACATTGGCTTCCAACAAGAGAAGTAAAAGTTGTATCAGATTATTTAAAAATATATAAAAAGTTTCCAGATAATTTATTGGTTAGAGTATCTAGTCCAATGATTGATGGAAAGCCGTTGAAGTTTGATTATACTTCAACTGTTCATCATAAACAAAAAGCCATAGGTCATGATTGCCCATCAAGATTTCAGGAAAACAAATGTATGAATTGTCGTGCCTGTTGGAGTAAGGAGGTAAAAAATGTCAGCTATCACAAACACTAAATCGGTTGACATAAGAAAATAAATATGATATACTACATATAAATAAACAAAGGAAAATATTATGCAAATAATTGTAGATAAAAATATTCCACCCATTCCGCATAGGGATTTTTTTTCTAATGTTATAGGAAAAAAACAATTTATCGTGTCGTGGTATCCTGAATATAGAAATAAACCGGAAAAACAAGGTAAGTTAAGAACAGGAACATTTGATTTAAAAAAACGCAAATGGTGGAAAAGAGCTGATGGAACATACTATGTGCCAAAAAGAAAAAATAGTGTTAGCGATAGTGTAAAAGATGATTATGTTCTTGCGTTTGACCACGATAAAAAAGACTATCGTTATATTTCTTATTCAACAATAAAATATATTAAACTCAGCAGAAAAAGTTGGTTAGTTGATATAAAAAGGGATAAGAAAAAAAATGATATAAAAGTATATATGAAACTAATTGATAAAAAATTAATTCATTAGTTTTATAAAACAAAACTTTAAGAACTCGGGGTTGGCTAACTAGTTGTAGAATATTTTTATGGTAGTAAAGGAAGTGTTCTATTTGACAGATGTCAACAATGTCATTGGGCGAGGGTGCGGGCAGATGATAACTAAATTTCCGTGAGGGGAAGGGTCTATTGACGAATAGAATAATCGAGGATAAAAGAGGAATCCTGTCTCGCCCCTCACGAAAGTTTAAGAGTTTTCCGTTATCAAAGTACTAGATAAGGGAGAGTGGTATGGGTAGTGCCATGATGTAATAAGCAATTAAATTAGATTTTTCTAATTTAATAAACGAAACTTGTTAGCTGCAAGGCATAATCATTAAACTACCCACTAATAATTTTCTTGACATATATGTTAAAGTATGATAAAGACTCAATTTCATGAATTATTCAAATCAAATAGAAATCATAAAAAATTTACAAATTCAAATTGATAGTGATGTGAGAATGGATTGCCCATTTTGTCACAACACTAATACATTTTCTGTATCTAATAAAAATGGCAAATTATCTTGGTATTGTTTTCATTCTTCTTGTAGTGCAAAAGGTTCGCACGAACGAGAGAAAACAATGGAGGATATTAAGACTACGGTCATAGGTAAAGATGAACCAAACAAAAAACATTTTTCCCTACCAGATTATTTTACATCCGTATATGCAAATGATAAATGCATTAAATACATAGAAAAAAATAATTGCTATGAAGCTATGGCAACTGGTCGTGCTAAATTATATTACGACCCAAGACAGCAACGAATAGTTTTTATCATACGCAAAAAAGACAATGGAATTGTGGGGGCTGTGGGTAGAGGCTTGTCATCAAATGTATATCCTAAATGGTATATGTATGGTGATAAGTCCTATCCTTTTGTTTGTGGCAATTTTGATAAAGCCATACTTGTTGAAGATTGTGCTAGTGCCTGTGCTGTTTCAGGTTTAATGACAGGTGTAGCTTTACTTGGAACTTCTTTATCAGATGAATATATTCCCATTTTAAAACAATATAAAAGTATTCTTGTTGCATTAGATAGAGATGCAACTTCAAAAGCGTTTGACATAAGCCAAAAATTATGCTATTATGTTAAATCACAAGTAAAAATAATTGATGAGGATTTAAAATATTTTACTACAGATGAAATAAGGAGTATATTAAATGGATGATATTCAATTACGAATGTATACAAGACAAAATGGAAGAGATAAAAATTATGTCTTTCAAGGCGTTCACAATGATAGACGAGGTCGCCTATTTTTAAAAATGATTAATCAATATTTAAATAAAGAAACATATGGATACAGAAAATATTGGCGTGGTAAAGGTTCTTGGAGTGGCTCTCTATCAAAAGATAAAGCTGATAGTTATGTGATGTATATTGAAAAAAAACAAAAATGACATTGAAAGTTGTGTCTCTATTTTCTGGAATTGGAGGTATGGATTTAGGTCTTGAAGCTACAGGACATTTTAAAACCATTCTCTTTTCAGAAAATAATAAATTTTGTCAAAAGATATTAAGCAAACATTGGCCAGATGTGCCAATCATAGAAGATGTAAGGAGCATTAATGGAAAAGAAATCAAAGAAGCGGATGTCCTCGTTGGAGGCTTTCCATGTCAGCCCTGGAGTGTGGCAGGCAAACGCAAAGGAAAAGACGATAGTCGTCACCTCTGGCCCGAAATGTTTAGAATTATTAAAGAAGCAAAACCATCAATCGTTATTGGAGAAAACGTGCCGGGAATTATTAACACACAAATGGCACTCGGACAATGTGTCCTTGACTTGGAAAGCGAAGGTTACGAAGTACAACCTATTGTTTTACCAGCTTGCAGCGTCAACGCCCCACACAGGCGTTACCGAGTCTTCATCATCGCTATGGTCAACTCCGACAACATTCGATTCAAGCAACATAATGAAACCAAGAAAGAAGAACAAGTCGGGCGGACAGAAACCCCCATTGTGTCAGGAGGTTCATTTATGGAGAACTCCAGACGCAGCGAGTGGTGGCAGCAATCTTCCGGGAATACAGAAAGCGTTGGACAAGGGACATTTGAAGAGACCAAGTGGTCAGCCAATTCAAATTCGATTGGAAGACCAAGTGAAAGAACCGAGGCTATGGCCGACTCCCTCAGCAGGAATGTGGAAGCAGGACGTGAACGACAAAGGCAGATATGCAAAGGATATCAAAGAGAAGGGATATCAGATAATGCTTCCAGCGGAAGTGAAATTGAGGGATTCACAGACAACTGGAGTGTTGAGCCCAATGTGGGTCGCTTGGCTAATGGGGTTTCCGACAGAGTGGCTAAATTAAAAGCATTGGGAAATGCTGTTGTCCCTCAGTTGACATACATCATTGGAATGAGTATAATAAAGGCAATAAATAAGGAAAAATAATGTTACAACATAAGCACTTATTATTAAAAGGATATATAAAACATATACCAACTAATTTGGATGCTATTAGTATAAAAATTTGGATGGAAAGATTTATTAAGAGCAACGGGATGCAGCTACAATGTGAGCCTATAGTATCTTATGTTCACGATAAAGGAAACAGGGGTATGACAGCTTGTTGTTTGTTAAAGACAAGTCATATGGCATTTCACATATGGGACGAACAAGACCCTGCGTTAATGCAATTTGATTTTTATACTTGTGGAGAAATGGATGCTAGTGAAATTTTTAAAAAATTAAATATTAAATTTCATTTTCTTAAATATGAGTATATGATTTTAGATAGAGAAAAAAATGTAGATAATTGGATTGTGGAAAAGGATTTTAATACTTAAAATATGAGCAGGGCAGTATTAAAAAGAAAAAATCATAAAGGGAGAAGAAAGGTAGGCTCTCGTAAAAGACGCAATCGCAGACGCATACGTTTGGGATTAAAGGTTAGAAAAAATAGAAAAAGGAAAACATAATCTATGCAAACAAAAATAAATAAAAAATTTGATATTGATTTAAAATATGGTCAAGTAAGAGAAAAGCAAGTATCAAATATATTTGCCAATAAAAAAATAGAAATTAAAACAGAAAGAGATTGGTGGGATAAGACTGGCAATATTGCTTTAGAATATGAATGTAATGGTAAACCTAGTGGTATTAGTGCGACAACATCTGATTATTGGATACATATATTAGCAAAAGGAAAAAAGAATCATTGTATGTTAGTTTTTGAAGTGGTTAGATTAAAAAAGATAGTTAATCAATATAAAGAGACACATACTCGTATGGTTGGAGATAGAAATGCCTCTAAATGTGTTTTATTACCAATAAAAAAATTATTTGATAAAGAAATTATATGTCTCGATTAAAAAAAAAATTATTAAAAATAAAAAAAAGACTTGATGAAAAAGCTCTGCGTGAACCTAAAACAAAACCACAAATACGTGATAGACATAATTGGGAACGAGTGAGAAGTATTTTAAATAAAAGATATGAGGAGGACTTGACACAAGACTAAAATTGTGCTATATTAGACCCCATGATTGAAAAGCAATTGATACAACTATTGCTTCATAAAGATTTTTATGAAAAGCATAAAGGAAAAGTTTCTAAAACAATGTTCACTAATGGAGCAGGAAGTTTATTTGATTCCATTAAAAAGGCTCATAGCGAGTATGATACAGATTTAACTTTAGATGAATTAGAAACTTTACATACAGATAAATATAACCCTGCACTAACTCGTACAGCACGAACTAATTTTAAATTATTATTAGATGAAGTTCGTAATGAACCAGAACCAAAAGGAAAAGTTATATCAGATATTATACTTGCTATTTATAAAAGAAATTTAGCTCATAAAATTGCAATTATTGCAACAGAGATATATAATGGTAAAGATGATGGATTTAATGATATAAAAAAAATTCTTGACGAACAAGAAGATGAACCATTAGATGATAATTCCGTTACAACAAATATAGAAGAATTAATGAAACTTGTCAGTGTTACAACGAAATGGAAATTTAATTTGCCTACATTACAAGAACGAGTAACAGGAATAGGCGATGGCAATTTAACAATTATTTTTGCTAGACCAGAAACAGGTAAAACAGCATTTTGGATTAATTTGGTGGGAGGAATTGATGGATTTGCTTCTCAAGGAGCAAAAGTTCATGCGTTAATTAATGAAGAGCCTGCTGTTCGTACACAAATGCGATTAATTAATGCCTGGACAGGATTAGATAGAGAAGAAATACAAGAAAATATAGAAGAATCAAGAAAAAAATGGTCTGAAATAAGTAATAATATTAAATTATTTGATACTGTTGATTGGACAATTGATGATATTGATTCACATTTAGCTGTTCATAAACCTGATATATTAATTATTGACCAGCTGGATAAGGTTAGTGTGAGTGGCACATTTGCACGCAGTGATGAGAAATTACGAGCCGTATATACGAGTGCTCGTGAGTTGGCTAAAAGAAGAAATTGTTCTGTTATTGCCGTATCTCAAGCAAGTGCTGATGCTCATAATAAATTAGACATATCATTTGATATGATGGAAAATAGTAAAACAGGTAAAGCTGCTGAGGCTGATTTAATCTTAGGTGTTGGAAAAAGAAATGATTTAGGTGAAGAGTCTGACAGAAGTATCTGCATATCTAAAAATAAAATATCAGGTTGGCATGGTAAAATCCATTGTCAAATTGATGATAGATTATCGAGGTATATGGTATGATAACAATCGTAGATGTTGAAACAACTTTTCAGGTTAATACAAAACGACCTGACCCATCACCATTTAATTCTAATAATCAATTAGTAAGTATAGGCATTAATGATGAATACTTTTGTTTTTTTCATAGTGAATATAAACAATATAATATAAAAGATAATCATAAAGCTGTTCAAAATATATTAGATAAAACAACTTTATTAGTTGGCCATAATTTAAAATTTGATTTAAGTTGGTTATTAGAATGTGGTTTTAAATACAATGGCAGGGTATACGATACAATGATTGGTGAATATGTTATTGGAAGAGGATTTAGAAAGCCATTATCTTTAAAAGAAATTTGTAAAAGACGAAAAGTATCTTTAAAATCTGATGTTATTGACCATTATATGGATAACAAAGTTAGTTTTGAATATATTCCTTGGCGTATTATTGAAGAATATGGCAGACAAGATATTGTTTCCACACAAGAAGTATTTCAAGCACAAATGGAGGATTTAAAACTTCCTCGCCATAAAAATTTATTATCAACAATAAAAATGATGAATGAATTTCTTGTTGTTTTAACAGATATGGAAAGAAATGGTATTAAGATAGATAGGCAGGCATTAGAAGATGTTAAATTAGAATTTAGATTAGAATTTAATTCCTTAAAAGAGTCCATTGACCAAACAATATGGGAAAGAATGGGAGATACTCAAATTAATCCTGCAAGTCCTGAACAATTATCGTGGCTAATTTATGGAAAGAAAGTTAATGATAAAAAAAGATGGTCACAATTATTTAATATTGGCATTGATAAAGTTACAAAAAAATCAAAACGCAGACCTAGATTTTCTCGTTTAAAATTTTTACAATTAGTTAAAGATAATACAATGGCTATTATGAAAACACAATCAGAGCAATGCCCTAGTTGTAATGGACGAGGAGTATACAGGAAATACAAAAAAGATGGTGAGCCGTATAAAAATACAACTAAATGTGAACAATGTAATGGTGAAGGTTTAATTTATAATGATTTAAAAGAGATAGCAGGATTTGGGCAATCACCTCGAGGTGTATCAGATGTTTCTGAAGGTGGATTTCGAACAGATAAATTTACTTTAAATTATTTACTTTCATCAAGTAATGATGAATTGAGAGAATTTTTAAAAGATATTGTTCGTTATAATTCTATTGATACTTATTTAAATACATTTGTATCAGGAATAGAACAGCATACAAATTCTAATGATTATTTGCGTCCAAAATTTATGCAATGTGTTACGGCAACTGGTCGTTTATCTAGTCGTGACCCTAATTTTCAAAATCAACCACGAGGAAATACATTTCCGATTCGTAAAGCTGTTATATCACGATTTAAAAACGGCAAAATAATGGAAATGGACTTTTCTCAATTAGAATTTAGAACAGCTGTATTTTTAGCTCAAGATGAACAGGGAATGGAAGATATAAAAAATGGTGTTGATGTTCATCAATACACAGCAGATGTCATTGGGTGTTCAAGACAAGAAGCAAAGGCACATACATTTAAACCATTATATGGAGGAGTAACTGGAACAGAAAATGAAAAAAAATATTATGATGCGTTTAAGGAAAAATATAAAGACATCGCTAAATGGCATGAGAAATTACAAACAGAAGCTATTCAATTTAAAATTATTAAATTACCTAGTGGAAGAGAATATTCTTTTCCAGGTGCTCAAAGACAGGCTTGGGGAGGTTCAACGTATTCCACCCAAATAAAAAATTATCCTGTTCAAGGATTTGCAACAGCTGACATTGTTCCATTGACATGTATTGAAGTATATAAATTAATGAAAGAAAAAAATGTCAAAAGTGTTTTAGTTAATACTGTTCATGATTCAATTGTTGTTGATATTCATCCTGACGAGGAAAATATAATTATTGAAATTTTTAAGCAGGGTGCAAGTCGTGTCATACCTGCTTTAAAAGAACGCTACAATATTAATTTCAATATACCACTTGACATAGAAATGAAAATAGGGTATAATTGGTTAAATTTAGAAGGAGTAAAACTATGACGGTAAAAACAGTTGCAGATTTATTTGAAGAAACTGATGATTGGCTAAATGATGAAGAAGCTATGGCTATGGATAAACTTTTTACTTTAGTTAATGATTATATAGCAGATACAGGAAGAAAACCAACACGTTTATATGTTGGCAATAATGAAGAATTACAAAGTTATATGCTTTGGTTCGCTTCTTACTATGGTCTAGAAGCTGAAAAAACAACAGGAGATACATACGTATGTGGACAATTCCCCAATTAATTCAACTAATATTTATACTTTTTATATTATTATTAGTATTTTCTGCTTGACAAGAGATAAAAAATATGCTATATGTATTAATGTTAATTTTAAAAAGGAGGCATAAAATATGTCAAATGAATTAGCGAATATAACTACGATGTCTAATGAAGACATTATGAAAGCCATTGGACAAGATGATGGTGCTAAAAGAGTTGGAGTTCCTCGACTTACAATAAATAGAAACCCAGAAGATGATGATGGAAATCAACTTCCAATGGGTGCATACTCAGTATTTCATTCTGATGTTGGTCAAAATGTATATGGAAAACCTGCATACTTTAGACCATTTTTGAATACAATGCAATATATGCAATATAGTCCTGAAAAAGAAGAATATGTTAATCGTTCAATTATATTTAAGAATTGGAAGGAAGAAGCTATAGACATTCAGGGCGGAACTCGTTGTGGAAAAATACCTCAACGTGAATGGGAAAAATTAGGGCTAACTAATGAAGAATTAGCCAATCAAAGAACAATTAAATGTTATCGTTTAGTGTTTGGTTTAGTTAGTTTTGATGGACATACAGCGGATAAAACATCTGTAAAAGTTAAAGACTATCCTGTGTTATGGAGAGTTACGGGTGTTCAATTTAATCCTGTTGGAAATGCGTTACAGGCTATTAGTGAACGCAAAAAATTAATGTTCAATTGTTTGTTGAATCTTGATTCACAAAAAAAGAAAAATGGTAGTAATGTTTATTATGTTTCTTCCATTAAAGTAGATGCCGATGCTAATATTAAATTATCAAAAGATGATGAACTAGCTTTAAGTAAATTCCAAACTATTATTAATGAGGAAAATTCTGAAGTTCTAGAACTTTATCGTAATGCTCAAAAAGGTAATTTAAAAACAGTTGATACTGTTGACGAAAAAATAGTTGAAGTTGTTGACCCAGCACAAGCATTAGCTAATTAATGACGGACATTTTACATAAAGTACAAATGTTTTTGGATACGGCCTGCCAAGAGCAGGTCGATATCCCTGAAAAACTTATTGAAGAATTCGGAGAAGCGTGTAAAAACGCTATCAAGAAACAGTTCACTGATAAGAGAGAAAATAAATTTTCTATAAGAGCCAGTAATGTTGGAAGACCACTTTGTCAACTTCAAATGGAAAAAAATGAAGTTAAAGGCGAATCAGTTTCCTACAATACAAAGATGCGAAATTTATTGGGCGACCTTATCGAAGCAACTGCTGTTTTAGTACTTAAATCTTCTGGGGTCGAGGTGAAGAATGAACAGAAACGTGTCAAATATAATCTATCTGACAAGTCGCATATTGATGGTCAATTTGATGTTGAAATTGATAATAAAATTTGGGATATTAAATCGGCTTCTCCGTTTGCGTTTGAACATAAATTTAAAAATGGTTTTGAATCAGTTGTAGCTGATGATAATTTTGGATATTTATCACAAGGTTATCTCTATGCAACAGCCGATAATAAAAAATTTGGAGGATGGATTGCCATTAATAAATCAACAGGTGAATGGACTGTTGCGGAAGCACCTTTAGATGATACAAAATATAAAGAAAAAGCTTTGAAATTAGTAAAAACAAATGCAAAATCTATTATAGATAAGAAGCCATTTAAAAGATGTTTTTCAGATATTGAAGAAACTTATCGTAAACAGCCAACTGGAAATAGAATTTTAAATTTTGTATGCAGTTATTGTCCTTATAAAAAACCTTGTTGGGGAAAAGATATTGAATATCTTCCGCAACAACAATCAAAAGGACAAAGACCAAAATGGGTTTGGTATACTCAATTAACGAATCGAAGAGAAGAAAATGAGAACAAGCAGTAGAAAAGCTAAAGGAAGACGATTACAAAATTGGGTTCGTGATGAACTATTATCACGTTTTAAAACATTAACTGATGAAGATGTTTACTGTGCCATTATGGGTGAGAGTGGTGCTGATATTAAACTTTCACCTATGGCTCAAAGAATAATTCCCTATTCTTTTGAATGTAAAAATAAAGAAACATTTAAAGGAATATACGATATTATGCAACAAGCCACTAGTAATTGTAAAAAAAATCAAGTACCACTTGGAGTAATAAAAATGAATAATTTTGAACCGCTAACAATTGTAAATGCTAGACATTTTTTTGACTTAATGAGGCATTATGGAAGATGAAATAAAAATTATAATTAAACCAGCTGCACAAGATGGGTTTGCAATGTTTATTGTTGAACCTAAACAAATAATGTCTGCTGAAATGATGTCCTGCTATACTTTAGCAAGAGGTATGGTTAAATTTGGTTTAGAGACACCTGATATAGCTTTTGATTATGGAGTAGATACTCTTCGACAAGAAAAAGATAAAAATGATTTTAAAAGTAATGGGTCTAAATATGATGATGTAAAAAAGGATGGAAATGTATTTGATATAACAGAAATAATTAAAAGGAGAAAAAAATAATGAAAAGTCACCAATTTTTAAATCAAGCAAATGTTCTTGTTAAAGGACAACGAGAAAAAGATTATGGTGATAAAGTTAATAATCATAAAAATATTGCTAAATTATGGACAGCATATTTAGATACTTATGTTGACCCACATGATGTTGCGATAATGATGTCCCTATTAAAAATTGCTAGAACAAAATTAGGTGAAGTCAGTAAAGATACTTATATTGATATGTCTGCCTATGGAGCTATAGCAGGTGAAATTAAATTTAAAAATTGTAAGGAGGTAAAAAAATGACTGAACATATACCAGATTTAATTTATACAGCACTTGAGCATGAGGCTAAGGCTAATATTAATAAAGCGGAAGCAACTATAGAAATATATTTTACTAGTCCGGTTGGAATAGGAGAACATCCTCAGCATTTAGATGAGATAGGAAAATTATTGGATGTTATTGCAACAAATGAAGATAGACTAGAAGTATTAACAAAATATTTTTCTGACTATAATGAATCAAGGGGTAATCAATGAAATTTATTATAACACAAGAACAATTACAGCCTATTGTAAATTATTTAGGTTCTCGCCCATATATTGAAGTGATGAAATTAATAAATATTTTATCACAATTAGAAAAAGCCCCCAATGTCAAACAGGAGGAAAGTGCAAATGACAAAGGTGGCAAAATTAAAGCATAAAAAAAGAGAGCACGAGGCTCTCTTATATAAATTAGAAGTTAAATTAAATTCTGATGGAAATGTGATGTTTAATTATGAATGGATTAAACCAATAAATTTATTAAACGCATTAAAAAATTATGAAACTTATGATGATAAACATATTCTTTGTTCTATTATTAATCATTGCGTATCAAATTCACATACATTAGATGGTGATATAAAATATCTGTTAAGGAATATATAATATGAATGATAATTATAAAGATTATAAATTAAAAGGAAAGGTTCATATGCCATTCAGTCCAATGCTGATGGAATTTGATATACCAGAACCATATGTAAAAATGTTAAATGATTATGGAGATAAAGTATCAGCTAATGATGATAAATCAAAAAAATTAGATTGGTCTGATAATCTTGTAGGTAATGTTAAACAAGAACATAAAATTGAAGACCATTTATGGCATCAAAAACCAAATAAAGATTTACCAACTTTATTTAATTGGGTAGGTCATTGTACAAATTTATATGTAAAAACAAAATTAAATGCTGATGGAGATGATTTAGATAAAGAAAAAGCTAAACAGGGAATTAAAAAAGTTATGTTACATAACAGTTGGATTGTTAATTCCATAGCAGGAGATTTTAATCCTCCTCATATGCATTATGGAATGATGTCCGCTGCAGGTTGGTTAAAAATGCCAGAATCTGTAGAAAAAGATGAAGAGAGAGAACATGCAGGCTGGATAGAATTTTTATATGGGACACCCCAAATGTTCATAGACCCAAAATATCCTGTAAAACCAAACGTAGGGCAGATATTCTTTTTTCCTGCTTGGTTATTACATGAAGTTTATCCTTTTAGGGGTAAAGGATTAAGACGAACTATATCGTTTAATTTAAGTTTTGAAATGTAAAAGGAGATAAAAATGTCAAAAGAATCACTTAAAGAAAAAATTAAAATACATGAAGGGTTTCGAGATACAATATATCTTGACTCACTTTCTAAAAGAACCATAGGTTATGGGCATTTAATTGTTCATGAGGACAACTTTGTAGAGGGTAGAGCATATCCTAAAGAAGAATTAGAAGCTTTATTTGAGAAAGATTTTGAAAAAGGTTGGAAGTTAATGGAACGATTTTGTGAAGTTAATAATCTACATTCTATTTCAGATACTGCAAAAGAAATATTATGTGAAATGATATTTCAAATGGGATTTACAGGTGTAAGTAAATTTAAAAATATGATTAAAGCGTTACAAAATCGTGATTATAAACAAGCGAGTATTGAAATGCTTGACAGTCGTTGGGCAAAACAGACACCTAATCGAGCCAAAGAATTAAGTAATCATATGGCTGAAGCTTAATCTTTCATAAGCTCATCATAATTACCAAGATTAATTTCAATAAAAGCCCCTTCTTGGTCATTAGAACCCCATAATTGTCCTATTTTTCTAGGTATACCATATGGAAAACCTATATCCTTAGCTGCATTAAGTATATCAGGTATTGATTGTATATCAACTGCGTCATTAAAGTTATATCTATCTTTAATAATGACATTATTATTTTCATCAATAATTATGCTTACTTGTCCAAGTGTTGTTTTTAAATTATAACCAGGTTTAAACATTTTTTTAATAATTCCAAGGTCAGTTACAGAAGCATCAACATCTCTATATGGTGATTCTCCTTCTGCAGTTGTTTCATAATCAGGGTATTCAATGATATTTTTTCCATTATTTAAATTATTTTTAACAATATTTTTTAAAACTTCTTGATATTTTGATGAAAGATTTTTTTCTGTAAATACTTTATGCTCACCAATTCCTGTTTGTGTAATCCATACATCACTTAATAACGCCCTAATATTTGATGGAACTACATTTTGAATATTTTGGATTGACCAACCCTCATCAGCAATTTTTTTTGCATCATCTACTGTTATAGGCGTTTCTGTTAATCCAGTAACAATGTTATTTTCATCAATTTTAATTTTATCAGCTATGGGTGGATTTAATATAGAAGGTGGGGCTAATCCTGTTGGAACAATTTTAGCCTTAGGATTTTCTACTTCAATAGGGGGATTTAATATAGAAGGTGGAACTAATCCTGTTGGAGTACGGTCATAGTCTTTTAAATCTTTTCGTTGTTCTTCCATTAATTCTATATAATTTGGTTGAACTAATGCGTCAGTAACAGTTTTTGGTTCCTCATCAATATGAGGATTAAAAATAAAATCTCCTGTTGATAATTTATCAAAATTTTCTGTAGTAGATTTTACAGGAACAATATCTAAACTTACTTCTCCATTATCAATAGCCTTTTTAACATTATCTTTTACATTTTTAGGTAATCTGTCAAGAAGAAATATTAATTCAGTTTTTTCTTTTATATTTTCTGGTGTATTATTTTTTAAATGCTCAATAATTTCATTTGATACTTGATTTTTTCTATCAAGAATACTAGTATCTCCTTTTTCTTTTAACTCAAGTTGTTCTGTTAAATGAGGATTTATTAATAATTGTTCATTAATTGTTTTTCCATCTACATTAACTGTTGTTCCAATAGTTTGCATAAATCTGTTAGTATCAAAATTATTTTGTTTTATTTGTTTATCTTCTATTGTATCTGTTACACCTAAGGCAAAATTTAATTCATCTTTATTTAAATCTTTAAAATATTTATTATCACTTATATTTTTTATAGGTTCATCAACTTTCTTAGAAGTTACTTCTTTTTTAACTTCTTTTACATCACCAGTTTTCTTATCACCTGCATCTCTATGTGGGCCTGGAGGTTTTGTAACTGTTGGTTTAGTTTTAGTTGGAGCTGCAACATCCTTATGAGGACTTCCTCTACCTAAAGAAG